ATTTACCAGAATCCAGATGTGCTAGTTTTATCATTCTGATACTATCTTAAATACTTTATGAAGTTTATTTTAGTGGTCTACATGTGCATTGCGGGAGCCTGCGAGAGCGTGTACGAGCAGAAATTATACGACACAAAAGCATTGTGCGAGGCCTCTGGTGCGGAAGTGAAGGAATACGCGATGGTCAATTTCCCACAGAGCTCAGGTGAGATATATTGTCTTACCGAGGAAGAATTCAAACAGTACCAAGACTACTACGATCAGACCCAAGAGTCATAATTGACATTACCACATTTCCATAGTATAATTGTATATGATCCACGCAATGATAGATCTGGAGACATTATCCACTAATCCCAACGCCACCATCCTGACTGTTGGTGGTGTGAAGTTTGATCCATACACAACGGCGGAGCCCGCACAGGGCATGTACTTCCGTGTGGACGTTGACTCACAGATCGAGATAGGCAGAGATGTCATGCAGGATACTTTGGACTGGTGGGGCAGACAGGATCCCGAGATAATGGAAGAAGCACTAGGTGACAAGGACAGGATATCACTGGACTCAATGATCAAGACCATCAACAAGTGGTCTGTGGGCGTTGATGTGTTCTGGTGCCAAGGACCACTGTTCGACTACGCAATACTACAGAATTTATACACACAGTTGGGACACCCACAACCTTGGCAGTACTGGCAGATCAGAGATTCAAGGACTTTGTTTTCTCTCGTGCCACGTGATCCAAACGAGAAGAGAGTGGGACTACACAACGCCTTGGAAGACTGCTATTTCCAGGCCAAGAAAGTGCAAAAAGTTTATGCACAATTAAATATAAAAAATGTCAGATACTAAATGGTACAGCATCGAAGATCTATATCACATAGAAGGTTTCAAGATACGGCACAGTAAAAATCCCAAGACCAAATGGATACGATTGCCCTGTGTGTACAAGATAAAAATTGGAAACAAAGTGGTGCACGTGGGAAGATCAGACACCTGTAAGAAACATGGTGGTGCGGAGAAGGTCAGGAAGGCCCTGGTAAACCTACTGGGCGTATGGGATTACAACCCATCCGTGCCAAAGACCAAGACTTGGGATAAAATTAGATTGCAACACAAACCAAATTCTAGTAATATAAAGATAGGAATTATAGAAACAAATGCGATCTCAAAAATCTATCTACAAGAAAGAATATGAACCCGTTGACTGCGTAGACGAGAGCGTGTGGATGGGCAACGACACACCCATCATGGAGTCAGATTTCACTTTCGTTTTCAATGACAGATATCCGTGCGTGCCAGGACACAAACTTTTCATACCCAAGGAGAACAATTCTCATTTCGTGGGAAGGTCATACGGTATGGCCTACGACTACGGAAATGAGCAAATTAAAAAAGGCAAGATAGCAGGATTCAACATTGGCATGAACATGGGAATACCAGCAGGACAGACCATAATGTGGCCGCACATACATTTCATACCACGACACGAGGGTGATGCCAAAGAGATAGGCGGAATGAGACATGCACACCCGGGTGCCGATCACAAGAAATATTACTAATGCCGAGAAAAGCAAGAAGGATCAATCCAATATATGTTTCGCCTGACGGTGGCGAGACGGTGTACGAACAATTACCAAATGGTGACAGGATCTTGGTGGAACAATCACAGCAGGCCAAGGACGAAGAACAGGCATACGAGGAGGCGGAAATGGTAAATGCAGAGGCCATAGCACTGCGGAGAAAGTACCCCACCCTGCAAAAGGCCTGGGACAAATATCGTACCGTATGGCATTTAATCAACGGAAATCAGTGATATGTACAACTATTCCTATCTGTCTTTTACCAGCAGTGTGCAGACGTCTGTGTGCGTTTAAAGGGGTGATTAAATAGCATTATGACCAAGTATGTAAGCATCATAGGGAACGGTGAAAGCCGTAGGGGATTTGATCTCTCACCATTGAAAATTTTTAGCACGGTAATAGGTTGTAATGCAATCTACAGAGACTACGTCACGGAGTATCTGTGTTGTGCTGACAGGCATATGTGCCAACAGGCCGTGAACGCGGTTGGTAAAGGTACCACGATTTACACCAGAGACAACTGGGCAGACCAATTCGCACACTGGCCAAATGTTAGGAAATTTCCAAACCTACCCTACTCGGGAGAGAAGAGGCAGGACGAACCCTTCCATTGGGGAACTGGTCCATACGCGGGTGTGTTAGGATTGAGTTTTAAACCCAAGGCCATATTCATGCTGGGATTTGATCTACACCCGTTAGAGAAGGACAAGATCAACAACATGTACACAGGATCAGAAGGCTACACATACATCAAGAGACCGGTTGATCCGTCATACTGGATATACCAGTTCCACAAGTTAATGGGATACTCAGATCCAGACACGAGATGGATAGTGGTAAATCATGACCGTTGGGAGATGCCCAAGGAATGGAGCCAACACGGCAACGTGTTCCAGGAGACCTATGACGGCATGGCACGATTCATCAACAAGCAGTTGACAAAAAAATAAATCAACACAAAACAAATTCGTTGACCTTTACACAACAATCATATATATTTTTCTTTATGCTTAACTGCAAGTCCTTTGCAGAGTGACGAGCCCAAAAACGGTCAATGGCTCTGACATTAACTAGGCAACCGCAAATTCCATGTATAATTCCCCGACATGTTTAACAGGGGCAACTTACACAAGGAGTTCTAGTGAACAAGAAAAAGAAAACCAAGAAAAGTTTCTTCCCAACAGCACCCGTGATCAAGCCACGTGCCTCGGCCGACAGCAAGGGCAGGGCGGAAGACATCCTGAAATTGATCAGAAGCAGGGAGAGATACCAGAGACAGGATCGCTACACCAAACCAATATGGCAGACTGGCGAAGGCATATGGAGACACAGCAGGAGGAAACCTATAGAAACAAGATCCATGACCGCGGACACCTGGCAGAAGTTCAAGCGAGACTTCATAGCCCAGTACGACGGGGAGGAGGTCAAGGAGACCGGATTCACTGACTCGGAGTTCCTGGAATGGTTCAAGACCGGCAAACGTGAATTACACAAAGAACCCAGCAAACTGGAGGCCCTGCTGGCGGAACTACACGCACACGATGATGCCACGGAAGGAGGCAACGATGAAGAGAAGTAAAAAGTCCAAAAGGGAACAAGTAAGGAAGAGGGTCAAACGCTACGAGTTCACGGAGATAATCAAAGAGGCCATGAGCCAGGGCATAATCATGGAACAGATGTACGGGCATGAGAGGGACACCCACGAGATGCTGGACAACGAGGATCCGCTGAAGTTGGTGACGTTCGTGCTTGAAACCATAGACGACATACGGAAAGATGAGGAGATGTTTAGCAATCCCAACTACAGGACAAAGACAATACACTAGACAAGTTGCAGATACCTGTTATAATAAACACATGATTAGACCAATGGTGGATCACCTGATGGTGCAACAGCAACTGAAGGCCCCGCACAAGAAATGGAAGCACATGGTGGGTGTGATGTGTCTCAATCTGACTTACAGGAAGCACGTGAAGATAATCTTACCAAAACTTTTCAAAAGATATCCAAGTCCCCAGGCATACCTGCGTGGCAGGTTGAAGACACAACAGGAGATGTTGAAACCGTTGGGCATGTGGGAGGTCAGATCAAAGAGGATTAGACGGATGACGGAGCAGTACCTCACGTGGGACAAGAAGGAAGCCAGTGACCTACACGGCATTGGCAAGTATGGATCTGACAGTTACCAGATATTCTTCATGAATCGCATACCACCCAATGTCGAGGACAAAGAATTAAAGAAATACATTGACAATCTAGTAGGATAGTTTATAATAAGGATATGTTTGATAAAATAAAAGATGGAGATCTAGTTACTCTTAAACTGGCTTCAGGAGAAGAAGTCATCGCAAAATATCTTAGCAGGACCGACACACGATACGTCAGTATCGAGAAGGCACTTGTGCTGATGAATGGTCCACAGGGATTGGCATTTGGTACATTTTTCTCCACTGCTAAACAGGACGAACCGTTCAACATCGCTATTGACAAACTGATTTCGATAGCACACATCAATGACAAGATCGCTGAGGAATACAATAGAGTGTTCAGCAAGATCGAGGTCCCCAAGAAACCAAGCATCATAACCTAATGGCACATTTTGACAAACACTCCACTAGCATCAAGGCACTGGTAGACGTGTCTGAGGCCATGCTGAACGCAATGGAAAAACACGGCATAGATCCTGAGACGGTGGCCAACAGGAACGAGTTCACGGTGATGATACATTTCTTGAAGAGCATCATTGACGGTGAGTTAAATATACCAAACGAACTGACGGATCGCATCAGAGACACGGCGTTCCAGATGGACATGGATCAGAAGTTGGACAAGAAGTTGAACTGATGATCGAGAGGACTCAAGACTTTCACCCCTCTATAAACACTCTGCAAGTCATCAACGCAAGGAGAAACGATGACTTACTACTCAACTAAAACATACGGACACAACATAGGATTGGCCTGCGTGTTCAGACAACCCAATGCAGACCACTCACACTGCCACCTACTGCACGGATACAGCCTGGCATTCAGATTCACATTCGGTTGCAAGGACTTGGACAACAAGAACTGGGCAGTTGACTTTGGGGGACTCAAGCCATTGAAGAAATGGTTAGAGGATCACTTCGACCACAAACTCGCACTAGACAAAAACGATCCACACATGGAGAAATTCCAGGAGTTGGAACAACTTGATCTGGCCGAGATAAGAATATTCGATGGTGTGGGTGCTGAGATGTTCGCCAAACATGCATTTGAATTCGCTGACAAACTGATCAAAGAAAAGACAGATGGAAGATGTTTCGTGGACAGTGTGGAATGTATGGAACACGGAGCCAACAGTGCCATCTATAGAAAAGAATAACTTCATACATGACATGGTGAGGGTGGGTCTCACAAACAAGGCCTACTACTTCCAGGTGTACGACACACCATTGGGACACAGGTGGCTAGATGCACTCAAAGACAATCTTAAACAGAAGAGGATACTAGAGAAGAATTTCTGTTTCCTGGGTTTCGCAGATTCAAAGAGAGACCTCAATTATCTAGTGCAGGAATTGAATTCTAATATTGCTCAAATAAATTCTTTTGAATTCGAACCTGCTTATGAAAAGATACATCCTTTCCGAACAGATGATTTCCAGTACAGCAGTAGCCTGCCTATAGGAAAAGCGGTTAACGGTGACGAAAGTGTGACTCCAGGCAAGAGACTTAAACATGAGAGTTGTAATCTTCTACACAGGTATTTTGAGGAACTACAAGGCACCGCATGGCAACTATCTGACTTTTACAAGCAGGCAGATATCGAAACAAAGTACGCAATCAGACAGTTGAACAACATCTGTCATGAAATAGAAGGATGGGTAAATGCAGATCGTAAAAAGGCATTCGATCCAGGATGGATGAGACCATCACAGATCACTACTTTTTTGAATGCTCCGAGGTACGACTTACATGATGAGGATTTTGAATTGTTTAAACAGAACAGGTATGACAGAGAACTAGGTGGTGTGTACCTGCATTGGTCACAAGTAGGAAAAACACTTTACGAAGTGTTTCGGGATGAACAGGCACCAACGATGACAGAAGCACTTTGTTCAGAGATCAATCATCAAAAGTACTACTCTGGTGAGTTTGATGTTGAGTGGGGGCAGACCATCACAGAACAAAACGATTTCAAGAAAGAAGAAATGGATCAATATAGAGCATGGTTGACGGATAACGGATATGATTGGAATGATCCTAAGTTGTCATTAGGTTATATAAAGATAGGACAGATAGACCTACAGAGAACATTCGGTACAAATGCCAGTGTCGAAAGCATACATGAAGCGATGAATAATAATTTAAATATCACTAGCATAAGAACAATCCACGGTCCATCTGTAGAATGTGACTATCCCTACACATTAGAAAGTGATGATTGGAAAAAAATACAAATGGAAGGACTTAAAAAAGGTTATGAATCACGTAGTATGCGTTAAGTGGGGCAACAAGTATATTTCTAAGTACGCCAATGTCCTCAACAGCATGGTCAAAAAACATACCACGGTGCCGTACCAGTTCCACTGTCTCACAGATGATTCAACAAATTTAGACGCAGACATCAATGTGATCAAATTGCCTAATGATCCATGGATAAAATCTTGGTGGAGCAAACTATGGATGTTCGCACCCGAGATGCCACTGAAAGGTAATATTTTGTTCTTTGACTTGGATGTGGTGATATTTGATAATATAGATGCATTGTTCACACACCCGGGCAAGTTCAACATAATCAGAGACTTCAACAGGTGCAGGGTCAAGGACTGGAAGTTATCTAACAGCAGTTGTATGCGTTGGGAGGCGGGCACGATGGATTACTTGTGGAACGAGTTCAAGGACAGGTCCGCCCAGATAATGCAACAGAACCATGGGGATCAGGATTGGATTACCAAGAGGGCCAAGGATGACATCACTTGGTTCCCAGACGAATGGATAAGAAGTTATAAGTGGGAGATGATAGGTCTCAAGGATACCAAACTGCTGACCAAAGACGGCAAGAAATGGTTCAGGGAACCAGTCAAAATCCAACCCAATAACAAAGTAGCGGTATTCCATGGCTCACCAAACCCGATGGAGTGTGCGGATCAATGGGTGATTGATAATTGGCGATGACATTTGAGAACAAACACGGTTGGCCCTTAGAACACTGGCACATTGAACCTTGCTCTAAGTGTAGCCTTAAGTGTCCGAGATGCACTAGACAGGAAGTGCCTCAAGGACTCTATAACAATGATCTGTCGTTAGAATGGTTCAAACAAAACTTCACAGGCAAATTATTGACCGATGTGAGAAAACTTACGTTTTGTGGAGATGACGGAGATCCAATATATGCAAAAGATCTTTTGAAAATACTTGCATGGTTTAGAGAGAACAACAGCGTAGTTCAGTTTGTTATAGTAACCAACGGCTCCTACAAAACAAAAGCATGGTGGCAAGAACTGTACGGAGTGCTTGACGAGAGAGATCATATTCATTTCTCACTAGACGGATGGGACCAAGAATCAAACAACATCTACAGGGTAAATTGTGATTGGAAATCTATAATGTTAGGAATCAAAACACTCAAAAATACAAAGGCATACAAAACATGGGCCGCCATAGCATTCAAGTTCAACGAAGAGAAAATAGAACATATGAAGAACATGGCAAAGCAATTGGATTTTGATAATTTCCAACTGACACTGAGTACGAAATTCAATAAGAATTACCCAACTTATCCAAAAAATGATCCTTTGCAACCCAGTGACAGATATATTGCCGCTGGCAGGTTTACCAGAAACACAACACCATTGTCCGACAAAAAATGGAAAGACAACTGTCTTGATATTTTCACCAAAAGGTTCTACAATGTAGACACGGAACAGAAATCAATTATTCCGTTGTGTATGATTGGAAACAAAGGACTGTACATCAACGCTAAAGGAGAATTTAAGCCGTGTTGTTGGACAGGGTTAAGGTACGAACACAACAAGGATGTATTCGATTATATCAATTTTGAGAACACATTGACAGAAGTGTTAGATGACAAGATGTGGTCAGAATTTTTTAAAGATACGTCCGCGGTTAAGGAATGCGGAGAAAAATGTTCTGCAAAAAAATGGACACTGGAACATGCAACAAACTGGTAAGAGTTTTGGAAAGGTAAAAGTAAAGAGAAGCAATCCTAGACTGGATGAGGTACCTGATGACTGTGGATACATGCAACAGTTCGAGTACAACGTAGACATGAACAGCAACGGCATCATGGGCGAGTGCATAGACTGGTGCCAGGAAAACTGCGAAGGCAAGTGGGGTTGGTGGTTCGAGCCAGCGGGCGATATTGACAATCCCAAGAACCACTGGGAGCATCAGAACGCATACATGAGTTTCGAGAAGAAACTGGACGCAACCAGATTCTGGATGAGTGTGGGAATACAAAACAGTGGCGGGAAATAAGGATAATTACTAGTATGAAACCATTTGAAATAACGGACAGTGCAAAAGCACAAATAGAGAGATTACTAGAGAAGAACACAGGCAAGTACGCCGTGAGCCTGGCGGTGCTGGGTGGCGGTTGTGCAGGATTCAAGTATGAGTGGGGATTCGCTGACACCAAGGAAAATGTCGCCGAAGGAGATCACATGGAAGACTGGGGCACGGGCAGGTTCGTGGTGGACGAGACCTCGTTGTTGTATGTCATGGGCACCAAGATCGACTGGGTGGAGGAGACCTTTGGATCACAGTTCGAGATATCCAATCCCAACAGTTCGAGCTCGTGTGGTTGTGGAGAATCATTTGGCATCTAATGGATACCGCTTTCATAATAGGCAACGGTGAATCAAGAAACATCTTCCCAATAGACACTCTAAAAGGACATGGAACAATATATGGATGTAACGCCATATACCGAGACCATCCAATGCTGTGTGATCACATAGTGGCGGTGAACCCTCCCATGTACGAAGAAGTGGCCAAGTGGCACAACAATGGTAAGGAGTCACCCAGTATTCACGGTCCAGATGATATCAGCACGTGGAACTACATCTGCGAGGGCGATCATGAGCACCACATTCCAGAGGGACTCAAGATCTATAGGGTATGGCGAGGTGGTGATGTAAAAAAAGGTGGCAAGATCAAGACCAACGACTTCTCCCGGGCACGAGGTTCGGGTTGTAGTGCCGTGTTGATGGCCGCGGAGTCAGGCATCAAGAACATAGTGATAATGGCGTTCGACATAATGGGAGCCCAACAATGGGAGATGGACACGCCCAGCAGGATCCAGAACAACATCTACAAGAATTCACCAAACTATCCAGACAGATCCAGCATGAAGGCATACCTCAAGTACGAGTGGATGTACCAACTGAGGCAGACTTTCCGGAAATTTCCCAAAACAAACTTCTACTTCATCAATCGCAAGGAATATTTGGAAGGTAATCCTTTCCTGCGTTGGTACTTCGATCAGTCCAATATAAAATGTGGCATCTACGCTGACCTACAGAGATGGATAGACGGCCACAGGAACGACATCCGGTGGAGACAGTTATAGGGTCTTGGTACTGCTGGCGTCCAGTTGATACACCCGACGCATTTTGACGCCCACGCTTTGGGCAAACTTCTTGGAATCACAATTACTGCACACGTGCTTGTAGTCGTTTGAGGCACGAGCGGGATCCACCTTGGATTTGGGCCTCTGGAATGTCTCGGAACAGGCGTCACACCTGAACACGTAGATCATGTTCCGCCTTCGATAGTTGTGCATGACCCCGTACTTGCTCTCCCTCTTGTACAACTTGATGGTTTTAAGGGTTTCTACGAACATATTCGTATTTAATAAATACGAGTATCAGATTATGGCGAGAATTAATATAGACATAGGTGTACTAGGAAACCCAGCCACAGGCGATACTCTACGTACCGCTATGCAGAAAATCAACACGAATTTCACGGAAGTATACTCTTTGGTGAGGGATGGATCATCTGGTCTAATAGCCACTGATGTAACGAACGGTGACCTAAAACTACAGGCCAACGGAACAGGTTCTATAGAGATTGACACTTTATCAATACAAAACAGCACAATCTCAAGCATCACTACAAATTCGGACATCACGATCACTCCCAACGGAACAGGTAATGTTGTGTTAGGTAACTTTACTTTCAACGCAGATCAAACTGTGGGAGCCAGCGAAGACAATTACGTATTTGTATATGATCACAGCACAGGTACTATAGGATTGGAAGCCTCGGCCGCAGGAGATGTCACAGCGAGTTCCACGACAACATTCACCAACAAGACATTCGACGCCAACGGCACAGGTAACTCATTATCAAATGTTGACATCGCTGACTTCACATCAGGGGTGTTCCTTGACGAGGACAACATGGCATCAAACAGTGCCACTGCGATTGCCTCACAACAGTCGATCAAGGCATACGTGGATGCCGAGGATGCCAACATAGCATCAGACTCAATGACATTCACCAACAAGTCAGGAAACATATCTCAATGGACCAATGACTCCAACTACGCCACACAGGCATACGTGGACGCCAGGGACATAGGTGACCTATCCGTTGTAGGATCAACAATATCAGCACCGTCGAACGCGGATCTTACTTTGACAACATCAGGCACGGGATCAGTCAGCATTGACGGAATACAGATTTCAGGAACAGAATTGAGTTCAAGTGACTCTACACAGATAACAATAAAAGAGAATTTACACGTGACAGGAAACATCACAGGAACATTGACAGGTTCAGTTGCTTTCTCTAACGTGACATCAACTCCGACAACGATCGCAGGCTACGGCATAACAGACGCCGCGAGTACAACCGCAACAGCATTGACAGTTGTTGGTGATGACTCATCAGGCACGGCAGTCACACTGGGAGAGACATTCAAAGTGGCAGGTGCTACAGGTATAACAACAGCAGTTTCAGGTGACACCTTAACCGTCACAGGACCAGATTTATCAAGTTACATCACAGCCAGTTCGTCAGACACACTCACAAATAAAACAATAGATGCCAATGGCACTGGAAATAGTATAAGCAATCTAGAAGTTGCGGACTTTGCCGCGGCCAGCATAGTGACAGCAGGTGAGGGCATAGGATCAAACAACAACGACACGACCATTCCAACATCAGCGGCTGTGAAAGCATACGCAGATTCAGTTGGCGGTGACACAACAGGTGATTTGACAATATCAGGAAGCACTATCAGTTCACCTTCAAATGCTCCATTAACATTGGATCCAAGCGGAACAGGAAAAGTAACCGCGGTCGGTGGACTTGTGGTCACAGGTGGTGACACAGAAACAGCGGACATATCAAGTTCGGGACAAATAGACGCGGTGGGATTCACAGCAACGGGTTCAAGCACATTCGACGGTGTGCAGATCACAGACAACACCATAACGTCAGCCACATCAAACGCTGACCTACAGATAAACGCATCAGGAACAGGAACGATCGTACTAGAGAATTTGAAAATAGGCACAAGTGGTTCAACTGTGACGACTATACTCGACGAAGACAATATGTCCACAAACAGTGCCACAGCACTGGCCACACAACAATCTATCAAGGCCTACGTTGACTCAGAGATAAGTGGAGTCAGTGGAGGATCAACCGGAGACATCACGTTCACAGGTTCAACTATTCAATCACCTTCAAACGCGGACATCACACTTGACCCATCGGGCACGGGCGGAGTTGTCGCACAAGGTCCGGTGACATTCAACGCCGGATACATTGAGAAGATCAATGCACTGACATCAAGTTCAACAATTACAGTCGACTGTGCATTGGCCAGCATACACACCGTCACACTAGGAACGTCAACAGAATTCAACATCACCAACCTACCAACAGGTGGTTCAGTCACATTGATCATCACACAGGATGGCACAGGAACAAGGACGGCCACATTCGGCACGGATGGTTCAAGTGCTGTGAAGTTCCCATCCAACAGTAGCACACTATCCACAGGCGGTGGAGACATCGATGTCGTGACGATCGTCAACGACGGAACCAACTTCCTGGGCAACATTGCCAAGGACTACAGGTCATCATAGGAGGACTGGATGCCTCTGGGTATACACAGACACATCATCACAGTGGGCGGCAACTGGGATCCTACGGCGAGCATCACCACACGTTATCACATCGACGCCTCAGACACCAGCACTTACACGTTGAGTAGTAACGTCCTACAGTCTGTGACTGACAAATCAGGCAACTTCTCAATCACGATTGGCGGTAACCCCACAAGGTTCACTGCCGCTCTAAATGGTCTCAATGTGTGGGACTTCAATGGAAACTATGATCTCACCACCACAGGTGAGGGGGCCGTCACGGACGGATCCGGCAACCACTGGGCCATAGGCGTGTTCCTGGCGGATACAATTAGTGACACCCAGGACAGTTTCTACAGTTTCACGAACAACACCGTGGCGGGCACCAGCAAGAGGGGATACGCTGTGAGCGCCGGTGACGCCAGTGCGTTCAACGGTGAGTTGGACCTGGACGCTTTGAGTTCCAACAGGATATCATCAACCATAGGTAACCTAGAGGCGTTTGACTCGGCAGTCAGCCTTGACGCATTCCACATAGTGGGCACCATATTCAACAAGACCGGCAACCAGATCTCTGCCAGGGTGGACGGCTCAAACGCATTCACTCCCGTCAACGACTATGACAATGCCATCAACCAGAACCAGGACATAAGGGTAATGCGTAACAGGGCCAACGAGAGGCTGGACGGCCAATTGGCTGAATTCTTCGTGGTAGGCGCACTGCCAGGCACGGGTGGTACGGACATAACGGAGTTCGAGAAGGCCGAGGGATACCTGGCGCACAAGTGGGGTTTGACGGCGAATCTGCCCAGTGACCACCCATTCAAGAACGTCTCTCCGTAACCATAAATACCATTAAATTATGGCACAGGAAGTGATAAACATAGGAGCGATCGCGGACGACGGCACGGGCGATACCATCCGGGGTGCGGGCATAAAGATCAACAACAACTTCACGGAGTTGTACGCAGATCCGTTGGCGGCAACCACGCTGGGATTTCTTGAAAACGAGATCAGCAGTACGGCATCCAACGCGGACATAGTGTTGAAACCATCTGGCACTGGTGCTGTGCTTTTCCCCGCGATAAGGATCAACGACAACAACATCGAGGGTACCAGATCCAACGAGGACCTAATATTGAGGGCCAACGGATCGGGATCTTTGGTCGTTGACGGAATAGGAATATCAGGAACTACGATCACTGCAATTGACTCATCCATAGTGAACATCAACGAGAACCTAACCGTGGATGGCACCTTGAGTGCAGGAGCAACAACATTCGCTGGAACGGTACAAATCGGATCCACTTTAGATGTGGCTGGACTGACCACTCTGTCTGACTTGACAGTATCGGGTGCTTCTTCATTCGTGGGAACAACCACTGTGGACAATCTCACGTTTAATGACAATATAATAGGAACCAGTTCAAACGCGGATCTGAATCTTACACCAGGTGGCACGGGAGTGGTCAATGTCAGCAATCTGACCATAGACTCCAGCATCAACCTCACGGACAATGTGGTCAAGGTTACCAGGTCCAATGACGACCTGACTCTGTCAGGCAATGGCACGGGCTCCACACAGATTTCAAACATCGATCTAGATTCAGGCACCATAGACAACACGGTAATAGGCGCCGCCACACCGGCCGCTGGAACCTTCGCCACGGTGTCCTTCACAAACACGCAGATCAACGCTGGTCAGCTCAACATCAAGGACAACCAGATCACTGTCAACACCACCAACGCTGACCTCGAGATCAGTGCCAGTGGATCGGGCAACGTTTCAATAAATGGTTTCAGTTGGCCAAACTCATATGCGGCGGGACAATTCATAAAGACGGATGCATCCAAGAACCTCTCCTTGGCCACCTTCCCAATTCTGTACGTGGAATCAGACGTAGCGGACGGCACGGTCACCATAACAGGTGACTCCTCGACACAGACCATAGATTCATTCAGTGCGTCAACACACAGGAGCGTGAAATATTTGATACAGATGTCGGACAGCACGGCGGACAGGTACGCATTGGTGGAGGCCAACGTCACACACGACGGGACCAACGCCTATGTCAGTTCTTTTGCACGTGTAGGCAACGGTCAGGGAGATGGATCAACGGCATATGAATCAATAGTGTTGAGTGCGGACATATCGGGCGGCAACGTTAGGTTGCTAGGAACAGTAAATAACACTAACAACCAAGTAATAAAATTCGTAAAAAGGGTGATAAAAGTATAACATGGCACAACAGACTTTAAATGTAGGTTCAAACGCAAACGACGGCACGGGTGATACTCTGAGAGCCGCCATGCAGAAAGTGAACGACATGTTCACGGAACTTTACCTGTCACCACTCACAGGCGGGGATCTAAGTTTCAGTGGAAATGAGATATCCGCGACGAGATCAAACGAGGACCTGGTATTCTCACCTGCAGGCACTGGTGGCATATCCTTCCCGGCCATAAGGATAAATGACAACAACATCGAAGGCACTAGATCAAATGAAAACATAAATTTACTGCCTAATGGCACTGGTTCTGTGGTGTTTGGTGCAGTGAAATTCAGAGGCACCACATTGAGTTCAGATGACTCTACTGCTATCAACATCAACGATGGATTGATCGTAGATGGAACAATGAACGTTTCTGGGGCGGCAACACTTTCAGGGGCAACAAACCTTAGTTCAACACTTGCAGTGCCATCAGCATTGACAACACTATCTACGTTGAACGTCACAGGAACAACGAGCCTGGTGGGCACTACGACTATAGACAACATCACGTTCAACGACAACACCATAGGCACCAGTTCAAACGCTGACCTGAACCTCACACCGGGCGGTACCGGGACCGTGAACATCAGCAACCTGACCATAGATTCTAATGTAAACATCACGGACAACACGATCACGACCACACAATCCAACTCAGACCTAGTGCTATCAGCGAGCGGAACAGGATCCGTAGTGATGGCCAAAGCGGACATCAACAGCGGTGCCATCGACAACACCGTGATCGGTGCGACCACTCCGGTGGCGGCAACATTCACAGATTTAACAACCACTAGCGAAATGACCATCGATGGTGTGACCATAACAGACAACACGATCTCATCAAATGCCTCCAACGCCGACCTAGAACTTTCAGGCAATGGCACGGGAACGGTGTCCATCAGCGGTTTCAGTTTCCCAACGTCAGACGGTTCAGCGGACCAGGTGCTGAAGACGGACGGTGCTGGCAACATAGGATTCGTGACCATTTCAAGTGGATCTACATTGAACCACTCGGAGATTGGTGACAACAGTGCAACTGTGGCCACGTCTGCCACCACCGTCATAGACAGTTGGTCTAGTGCTTCCTACAGGAGTGCCAAGTACTACATCTCAATATCAGACGCCACCAATAGCAGGTTCGAGATGGTGGAGGCCACACTGGTACACGGTCCAAGTGCTGACAGCACCACGGAGGCCTACGTTACCGTGTTTGGAAACACCGGTTCCTACACAGATCCATTATGCACGTTCACAGCAGACATTGATGACGGGAACGTGAGACTGTTGGCTACCAACATCACCAACGACAGCACAGTGTTCAAATTCCAGAGAGTCATAATAGACCTATAATAATTACATTAGGTTTATAGAATTTCAAATAAATACCCATAACAAAAAGGATTAACATAAAGTATGGCTAGACAAAACATCAACATAGGATCAAGTGCTAACGACGGCACGGGTGATCCACTAAGAACAGCATTTGACAAGATCAACGACAACTTCGTGGAACTTTACGGTTCTGACAATGACATCAACACATTGGACGCGAACCTGGATGTAAACACTTTCGCAATCACAACAGGGGTCACCAACGGTGACATCACTGTCACTCCAAATGGCACAGGTAGCATCAAACTGGGTGCGATGAAATTCGTTGGCACAACAATGAGTTCTGACGATTCGACAC